CAGTCGGCGAAGTTCATCCAGTACCCGCTGCGTCTCGCGTACTCGATGACCATCCACAAGAGCCAAGGGCTGACCCTTGACCGAGCGCTGATCGATATCCGGGCAGCCAGAGAGCCAGGCCAAGCATACGTCGCACTGTCGCGCCTCCGGTCGCTGTCGGGATTATTCCTGAAGGACTGGTTCAAGGGCATCGTCGTCTCACCGGATGCCATCGAATTTTACCGCCGCCTTGAACGTCAAAACGGACTCGCCGCATGAGCATCGAACAAAAAGCAGAAGCGTTTTGGGTTGAGGTCGAAAAGACCGGCATGGCCCATGAATTCTCACCGAAGACGCATGTCATCCGGTCGTTCATCGAGGGTCACAAGGCAGGCGTCGTCAGCGTGCAGCCAGAGATGCAGCTGCTACGCGATCAGGCTTTCCATCTGAAACGCCAATGCAAAGCGCTGCGCGAGGAGCTCGGTGACGCTCTGACGATGATCGAGAAGATTAGGAACCAAAAGAAAGCACCATGAACGAAACAATCAAAGCGTTTAAAGAGGAGATTGCCGCCCTGAAGATGCGCGCCGCAGCCGCCGAATCGCGCTGCGATGGACTGTTGTCTGTTTTCAAAGAAGCGACAAAGGACCGTGAGCATCAGTTTGAAGTTGGGCAGGCGGCGCTGATGAAGCGGGTCGCTGAGCTGCAAACACGCCTCGACTTCATCAAAGAGAACTACGCGAACGCCATTCACTACTGTTGCCGCGTAGACGGCGACCTGTGGAACACCGACTTTTACGGCACGCTCGACAGGACGATTGATCAGGTCGCGAAACGTAAAGCAGCCATCGCGGCTATGGAGGGCGGAAAATGACCGACGAGAAACCCATATTCATCCCGCTGAAGCGCGAACACTTCATGGCCTTTGACGATGGCTCAAAGAAAACGGAGTTTCGCCCGTATGGTCCGCGCTGGAATGAGCGGACATGCCGCATTGGCCGTGCCGTAGTCATCTCGCTTGGTTACGGTAAACAGCAGCGCCGCCGTGGCGTGATTTCTAGTTTCGAGAAGAGCCGCGAACCACTCAAGACGCTGGCATGGCTTCAGTGCTACGGGCACCGAACTGGCGACTGTGCGTGTATCGGGATCGAATTGGAGGTCAGCAAGTGAAGCCCGTCCACATAGCAGACCTCTTTTGCGGCGCTGGCGGAACATCCGAGGGCGCAGTTGAGGCGATCCGAGCTCTCGGCTTTGAGCCGAAACTAACCGCCATCAACCATTGGGACGTAGCGATTGCCACGCACACCGCGAATCATCCGAGCGCCAGGCATCTTTGCACGTCGCTGGATAACATCGACCCGCGCAAGCTCTTCAAAGAGGGCGAGCTTGAAGTTCTCTGGGCATCGCCGGAATGCACGCATCACAGCGTCGCCCGTGGTGGCAAGCCAATCAACGACCAGAGCCGTGCAACGGCATGGTGCGTGGTGCGCTGGGCTGAAGCTCTCAGGCCAGCCGTGATCTTGGTCGAGAACGTGCCGGAATTTGAAACGTGGGGCGCGATCGGAACGAATGGACGCCCGCTCAAAACCAAGCGCGGCGCGACATTCCTCGCGTGGGTTGGAGCGCTTGAGTCTCTTGGCTACACGGTCGACTGGCGTGTGCACTGCGCGGCTGACTATGGCGATCCGACAACGCGGCGCCGGTTGTTTGTCCAGTGCGTGCGCGGTCGCAAAAAGATCGTATGGCCGAACCCGACGCACGCACCAAAGGCGGAAACCGACATGTTCGGAGCGTCCCGCAAGGCATGGGTGGCGGCGCGCGAGATCATCGACTGGTCTGCACTTGGTCAGAGCATCTTTGAACGCAAGCGGCCGCTAAGTCCGAAGACGATGCGACGCATCTGGGCCGGTCTCGAAAAGTTCGGGTTGAAACCGTTTATCGTGCCCCAGCACGGCAGCAATGGACCGCGCTCCGCTGATTCGCCGGCGCCAACGGTCACCACGACATCACGCGGCGTCGGCATTGCCGAGCCCTTCATTCTTACGATGGAGCACGGTGGAAGTATTCGCAGCATCGAACGGCCTATTCCCACGGTCACGACAGCCAAGGGCGGCGCGATCGGCGTCGCGAAGCCTTACCTTGTCCGCGTCTCAGGCTCGGAAGATCGCCGTCCTCGTAATATCGACGAACCGCTTCAAACCGTCACGGCAGGCGGGATTTCGCACGGTGTAGCGCAGCCGTTCATCGTTCGCCTACAGCACAACAGCGCGGCCGATAGCGTTGAGAAGCCGCTCGGAACGGTATTGGCCAACGGGACACACTTCGCGGTAGCGCAGCCTTTTCTTGTCGAAACCGCACACGGTGGCGAACGTCGCCCGCGTAGCATTCAAGAGCCGATGCCGACCGTTGCAGGTAACCGCGGCGATGTCGCGTTGTGCGAGCCGTCTCTTCTGCCGCAGGGTGGAGGCGGTGTCTTGCGTCCGATCTCTCAGCCGACGCCGACGATTCACTGTGATGGCGCGGTCGGGCTCGTTGAGCCGTTCTTGGTGGAATACTACGGGACCGGCGCTGCGCAGGCCGTCAGCGAACCGCTCAACACCGTAACCACGAAAGATCGGCACGCGCTGGTTCGTCCAGTCGTGATCATCGACGGCGAGCGCTACCTTTTGGACATCCGGTTCAGGATGCTGCAACCGCGGGAGCTCGCTGCCGCTCAGGGCTTCCGCCGTGACTACGTTTTTACCGGCAACAAATCGGATCAGGTGAAGCAGATCGGTAACGCCGTTCCACGCCGTCTCGCGCGGGCCTTGCTCGCCGCCGTCCTCACGCAAAACAGCGATGTTAGCTGGTTGGTGGATGCTGTCGAGCCAGCCGCCTAAACCAATTTCAACACATCAACCTCACACCTTTCATGACTGCACAGCTACAACCCATTTCTAACCCGACATTCACGAACCTCGTTTCGTTCTTCGACAACGCGTTTGCACAAGAGCCATCAGAACAGATGATGCTCAGCGAAATCATCGAACGCGTCCGCGCCGGTATCTGGGGCGCCGAGGTCAATAAGCTCCGAAAGATGGTCGAACAGCAGAACGAAAAGGGCTACCAGGACGCCAAGCGAAAACTCCCCGCGTTCTCGATGTCTGGTGCCTGCCTGACCCGTGATGCCCAACTGCCACTTGAGGCCAAATTCATCTCTCACTCAGGCGTCCTGCAATGCGACTTCGACCGCAAGGACAACCCGCACCTCGATAACGTCGCCGAGGTCGCCAAGCTGCTTCAGTCCGATCCGCATATCCTATTCGGTTTCGTCAGCCCATCCGGCATCGGTCTCAAGGCTGGTGTGTTGATCGATGGCACGCGCCACGCCGAATCATTCGCCACCGCCGAGCGTTACTTCCTCGAAAAGTACGCGCTGCAAATCGACCGATCAACCAAAGACCCGCTTCGTCTCTGCTTCGTATCATCGGATGAGGATTTGTGGATGAATGACGCGGCCACCATCTTGCCCGTCACCGAATCCAGGGCCAAGCCGCTCGCTACCACCTGGCAGCCGCCGCTCGAATCCACTGCCGAGGACATTCGCGAGATGCTGAAGTTTGTCCCGCCGCGGCCCGATTATGGCGACTGGATCCGCATTGCCTCTGCCGTCTGGTCAGTCCTTCCTATGATGGACGGCGCGCAGCTGCTCAACGAATGGTCCCCCGAGGAAAAAGCTGGCGAGTATTCGTCAAAGCATCGGGCCCGCCTGCATCAAATCGGTATCGGCACGCTCGTGCATTACGCGCAGCAAAATGGGTTCGACGCCAAGGCCGCCGCCCGTCGCAAGCGTTGGGCCGGTCGTATTCGCTTCGCCGATTCCACCACCACCGCCGCCACGCCATCGGCTGCCGATGATTTCTCTGTCGATCCAGCTGCTGGCGTGCGCTCGGTCGAACTGTCTCGCGAGTTCCTTTTCTCGTGCTTCGAACAGGAACAGGTCGGCGATGCCAGGCTTTGGGCTGCTCTGGTCAAAGACCGCAAGCTGTACGATCACCTCGCCAACTCGTGGCGCACCTACTCCCGCGGCGTCTGGGAAAAAGACGACCTCGAACAGACCATTATCGAGATCACGGACAACGTGCGCGATGCGTACGAGCGGCTCGCCAAGTCCATCCGTGACGAGATGGTGGCCACGCCCGCGCCCGACGGCGCAAAGGATCCGCGTCAAAAGGTTATCACCAATATCGAGGCCCGCAAAAAGAAGCTCTGCAACAACGGCTACCTGACCGCGACAATCTCGCTCGCGCAATCACTGCTACCCACCAAGGCCACGCTGTTCGACAAGCAGCCGAACTTCATGTGCGTGGAAAACGGCGTGATTGATTTCGAGGCCGGTCAATTCCGTGAACATCGCCAGACCGATCTGTTGTCCGTGCGTGCCGGTCTCCACTTCGACCCTGATGCCGACTGCCCGCGCTGGAAGGCATTTCTCAATTACGCGATGAACGAAGACCGCGAGATGGTTGCCTACCTCGCCCGCGCCGTCGGTTACAGCCTGACCGGCTACGTCGACAAGGACGTCCTGTTCTTCAACTACGGAAAAGGTGCAAACGGTAAATCCACTTTCACCAGTCTGCTCAAGATGCTCGGCGGCGAACTGATGACCACCATCTCAATCGAGGCGTTAATGACAAAGCAGTCGGACAACAACTTCGACTACAAGAAAGCGATGCTCGAGGGAAAGCGGATCGTCGTGACTGATGAGATTCCTGAAAGCCGAACACTCAACGACAGTGCAATCAAGAGTCTGGTCGGCGGTGATGAGATCACTGCCCGTCGTCCGTACGAGAAACCGTACACGTTCGCGCCGACTCACAAACTCTGGTTGGTCGGTAACCACAAGCCAGAGATCAAGGGCGTCGATTACGGCATCTGGCGGCGCATCCATCTCATTCCTTGGCTCGTGACCATCCCTGAGGACAAACGCAGGCCACGTCATGAGGTGCTTGCTGAACTGCGTGCAGAACTGCCAGGCGTGCTAAACTGGGCCATCCGTGGGTTCATCGACATGCAGGATAATGGTGGCCTCAGGCCACCAACTGCAGTCAGTGGCGCAACCAAAGAATATCAGAAGGACAGTGATCAGTTCGCTCGCTTCATTGAGGAACGTACTGCCGCAGTGCTAACAGAACGCGTGTTCGTTAAGGATCTATTCCACGCCTATCAGGCATGGTGTGAGGACACAGGCGAGGCCGTTCTATACAGAACAACACGCAAGATCGCGCTAGCCATGAAAGAAAAGGGATGGGCATTAGAGCAGGGGCACGGACGCACCAGATACATCAATGGGCTTCAGTTGCTGCCTCCTGACGAATGCTAAGCCGATCAAGACTGGTGATCAAGGTGACCAACGGTATTGGAAATAACTAAAACCAAAACAATCAAAATGGTGATCAAGGTGACTAAGAACACGGTGCTTTCCTACCTTTTGTATAAAAAGGAAAATACTCTTTCTGTATATATGGAGAAGTTGGGACTTTGGCCTGTCGTTAGTCACCTTAGTCACCATTTGGCCGTTTTTCTTGCGGCAACTGGTCAAAATAGACCACCCACCCCCCTAAGGAATCTTTTAACCGGCCTTTGCCGTGCAGGGTCCGCGACAGCGCCCTAAACATCCATGAAACGCCAAACTAAAAAAACACACGTCAAACCGGCGTCATTGCTGCCAACTTACCCGAGTATGGCCGCGTGTGAAGCCGCAACTGGCATCCCGAAGGCCGTCCAGCAACAGGCGAAGAAGGGAGGATGCGATGCTTTCGACCAGGCCAGCCGTGTGCACCTTGAAAAACTTTTGCGTTGGATCTTCCGAAATGATGCCGACGGCGAAGAAAACGCTAACTGGCCTGATCGACTCAAACGCGCTCAGGCCCTCAAGGCCGAAGCCGAGCTTGAAAAAATGAAAGGTGGTCTCGTCGAACTCTCAGCCGTTCACGAAGCGCAAGATCGGTGCTGCTCGAAAGCCGTCGCCGTTCTGACACAGAAATTTGAAACCGAGTTGCCGCCGAAACAAGACGGGATGCCAGCAGAAAAAATCGCGGAGATGAATCGGGCAGCGCTCGATCAAGTTCGCTTAATCCTCAGCAAACGGGAGGCGTATGCTTAACCTCGAATCCAGCTACTGCCGCGCCTTCACGCCTCGTGATGAACGCGAACTCGACGAGTGGGCACGCGAAAACATCAAAGTCGGCGCATGGTCACCATGGGAAGGCGACTTCACAACCGATCGCACACCGTGGATCGTCGAGCCGCTTCGCGTTCTTGGCCGCCCCGGACCGCGACGAATGACAATTCTCGGGCCTGCGGCTGGCGGTAAGTCAACGATCGGCGAAGTATTCTTGGCATGGCTGATCGACAATGCGCCAGGCTTTGCAGTTTGGTACGCGCAGGATGAAGAGGCCGCGAAGGAATTTGCCGAGACACGCGTTCAGCGGTTCCTTGGCTCATGCGAAAAGGTGAGCCGCTGGTTCCCTGCCAATCGCCACATGAAGCGGACGCAGGCGATTCACTTCCCGCACATGTCGTTCGTGATTCAGGCCGCGAATCTCGGAAACGTGCAGTCGAAGCATATTCGCCACATGATCTGTGACGAAACGCACCTGTGGACCCCGGGCATGCTCGCTGCAGCCCATAAGCGCACCACGCGTTTTGCTCACAACCGGACGATCTTGGAGCTTTCGACTGGTTCGCTTGAAGGCGACGAAACGGAGCAGGCTTGGAATCAGGGCACCAAACAACGCTGGCAGCTTTTTTGCGTTAAATGTGGGACATACCATGTCCCAAGATGGTCGTTTGGCCGTGCCGATACACCAGGCGGCGTAAAGTGGTCGCAGGCGGCGAAGCGCAAGGACGGCGTTTGGAACTTCCGAATAGTTGAAGAGACGACCGAATACGAATGCCCGAACTGTAGCGCCCGGTACGCAGCGAACGCTTCGAACGGATACGCGCTGAACGCTCACGAGCAATACACGGCGCCAGCTGATGACGCGATGCCGAACCATTATTCGTTTCATTGGAACTGCATTGCATCCGAGTTTTCGAAGCTCGGCGAAATCGCGGTTGAGTACCTACAAGCCAAGCAGGCGATCAAGCGCGGTGACATGTCCTTGCTTCAGGAGTTCACGCAAAAGCGGCTCGCGGAAGCATGGGTGGACCAGCTACCCGAAGTCGAAACGATTGAACTTTCTGGCGATTACTCGCTCGGCGATCACTGGGAGGAAGAGTTCCGCCGCTTCATGACGATCGACGTTCAGCAGACACATTTTTGGATCGTCATTCGTGCGTGGTCAAAGATTGGCTACTCCCGACTGGTTTGGGCTGGCCGCGCGGAGACGTGGGGCGAATGCGCCGACATCCAAGAGAAGAACGGAATCGCTTCCAGCTATGTCTTTGCCGATGCCGGCGATTTCACCGACCAAGTTTATACCGAGTGCGCGTTTCGTGGCTGGTACGCGATCAAGGGCGAAGTTGCACATCAGGGGTATCGCAAGCAGCGACCAGGCGGGCGCGCAGTCTTCGAAGTCTGCATGTTCTCGGGCGGTGACGAACGTCACCTGCGAAACAAGATGTACCCCGCACAACCGAAATCGGGAAGCGCGCAGCGATATTGCGAACTTTTGCTCGTCTCGGAAACACGCACCGCCGAGGCGCTGCACCTCTTCCGCACCGGGCGTGCTGAAGGCTGGTCGAATGCGAAAGACACCCCGCAGGAGCATAAGAACCAGCTTGCATCAGTCGTCAGCCGATACCGTGAAATAGGAAAGACTGGCCGCAAGGTTCGCGAGTGGGCAACGATCGGAAAACACGGAAACCACCTTTGGGACTGCGAGCGCTATCAAATCGCCGCGGCAGTCATGAGCGGAATCTTGCGCGAGCGAGTTCCGAGTGAAGAAAACCAGCAACAATCTACAAATGAGCAACACACAGGATAAAAATCTAACACCCAACCAAATCGCAATCGAGCTAGGGATTAGCGTACGGCTTGTTCTGGCGGAGATTCGCCGACGCAGAATTTTCCCGGTTATCAGAATCAGTAGGAAAACCGTTTTAGTACCGTCGCCGGTTTACGAAGCATACAAGAAGGCCCGTATGTCTTAATGTGCGCAATGTGCTTAATCAGTCGTTATATGTAATAATGCTATAACGACTCGCGGTTTTTTCCGTCCGTAGCGTTGGCGCGTGGCTTTCACGCTCAGCCAGCGCCTAGTCCGCGAAACTGTTCGTACAGCGGCCCGATCCGCCGAAACGAATAGTTCTACTGTATCCGCTGAACTCGATAAGCTGGCTGACGCGGTCAATGCGACCGGCGTAAATAAGGGTCGCGTTCTGCTCCAGGCGCACAGCGAGCGCACGATTTCGATTTACGCATTTCCCGAGGGCTACAGCCCGGGTAATGTTTTGGAAGTAATCGACGCCTGCCGGCAATATATCGCCGGTGCGGCCAACGCCGACGCGGTTCTTGCGCTGCTTGATGCCGACTACGCGGTAAAGCGTCAGCGCGTCACAGCGGTTTCGACCGTGGGGGCTTCACTGTGAAGCCCACCGGCCAAACTGGCGGCTCACTCTTGAACTTTTGGAATGGTTCATGGGGTATCCCGAACCTTTTTCGCCTGAAGCGTTTTCCCGGCATGCCGGTCGAGGCAGCAAATACGGCGAACTACCAGAACCGACGCGCAATCCCCGATCTCGATACTGATTCGCGGTATCTCATCAAGCCGTACGACCTTTCGAAGCTGCGCTCCGTTGCTCGCTGGGCATATCAAAACGATGGATTCACTCGTCACGCTGTTCGCCAGATTTGCCGGTCGGTTATCGGGACGAACCTTGCGCCACAGGCAAAAACGAACAATCCAAAGTGGAATAAACAGGCGGAGGATTATTTCGCGCTCCGTTCCCGCGTTCTTGATATCACACAGCGGCTGACGTGGACGGAAATGCTCCGCTCGTGGCTGGCAGGCTTCCTCGTTCTCGGCGATCAAGGCATTCAGCTTACCTCTGTCGGGAATTTCGGCGTCGTTAAGTCGATCCAGCCGCACCGCATCGCCGATTGGGGTTACAACTATTTCAACGGCTATTTTAACGGCGTGAAGGTCGACGACGTTGGCCGTCCGGTCGCTTACCGCGTGCTGCAGGGCGATATGCAGGCGTTGAACTACTCGCTGGGCGAGGCCGTCGATATCCCTTCGTCCGATTTCATTCTGTTTTACGACCCCGATTTTGCGGACGATTACCGCGGGCTCTGTCAGATGGGGTCTGAGGTTCTAAACGTCATCGATTACAAGACGATTATCTCTTTAGAGCGCCGTGGCGTGGAGGCGAATTTAGCCCCGGCGATCATCAATTACACGCAGGAAGGCGATGACGATTTGCTGACGAATACGCGCAGCAACCCTGTCGATGGCGAAAAGTTCCGCTACGATCCCGTCACGGGCGGTCTTGTTCTCAACCGCAAGCTAGGTGACAAGGTTGAAATGGTCCAGCCGGCGCGTCCGACGCCTGGACTTGGCGAGTTCGGCAAGATCCTCCGCGAGCCTGTCGCCCTTGCCCTCGGCGTACCGATTCAGTGGGTGCTTGGCGACTATTCCAACAGCGGCACCGGCATTCGCATGGTCGTATCCCAAGCAGAGCGGCGCATTGCTGAGCTTCAGGCCCTCATGCGCGATCGCGTGCTGAATCGCATCTGGTTTTATATCATTTCGAAGGCGATCAAGAACGGCGAACTACCCGAGAACGAAGAAAAGTACAAAGTAGACTGGCAGTGGCCGCAGGATCAGACCGCAGACAATGGCCGCGACTCGAAAGCGGCGCTGATGGACCTTGCTGGCGGTTTGCACACGTACCAAGCCGATTACGCGGAGCGCGGCAAGGACTGGCGCCCGGAACTGCGCCAGCGTGCGCTCGAAGAGCAGTACATCGACGAACTGGCGAAGGAATTTAAGATCACGCCAGAGCGTATTCGCAATTTCGCACCGCAGCAGTCGGCGCAACCCGAGCAGAACGCTGGCGCGCCCGATCCGGCCAACCAGTCCCAAGGAGGGAAATCAAAATGAAATTCCGCCAACGCTTCTTTGATCCGAACTCGCTTTGGATGCTTTCGCCCGAACAGACGGCAGGGATTTTCAACCGAATTTCTCAGGACGTGACGCCCGACGCGCCGTTGTCGCCGGTGGTCGACGTAGATGACGACGATGAAGCGGGCGAGGAACCGCCGTACGAGCTGGAAAACGGCTTGGCTATAATCGCGCTCGCGGGCGTTGTTGTCCGCTCAGCCAGCGAGACGGAGTGCGAGTATTTCGGCCTTTGCTCGATGGAGGAGGTTGCCGAGGCGATCACTCACGCGAACGCGAACCCCGACGTATCGGCAATCCTGCTGAATATCGATTCACCAGGCGGCGAAGCATGCGGAACCCCCGAGATTGCCGAACTGGTCGCCAATAGCGTGAAGCCCGTCTGCGCGTTCACGAGCGGAATGATGGCGAGCGCGGCTTACTACATCGGCTCGCAGGCAGATCTCGTTTTGGCATCCAAGTCCGCGGTCGTCGGTTCCATCGGGACCATCATGACGACGTATGATTTTACCGGATACCTCGCCAAGCTTGGGATCAAACCGACCGTTTTCACTGATTCGGCGCTGAAAGGCGCTGGGCACCAGGCGCAGGCGCTCACAAAAGAGCAGTCGGATTACCTGCAGGGCATCGTTGACCAGATCGGCGCGGAGTTCCGCGCAACCGTCAAGGCCGCACGCGGAGACGTAGCGGACAGCACGATGCAGGGACAAATCTTTATCGGCGCGAGTGCAAAGGCTGCGCTGCTCATCGACGAAATTTCAGATCTCAACCGCGCCAAACAAAGCGCACTCGACCTAGTAACCATCAAATGAATACACCAACGATCCCCGCTCAACTAGCGGACGCACAGACGCAGATCGCGGCCCTCTCTGCTGAGCGGGATTCGCTTAAAGCCACGCTTGCCACCGCGCAAGACCAGCTCGCCATCGCTAACACCTCGCTTGAGGCCGCAAAGGCAAGCATCGTAACGCTCACCTCTGAAAAAGAGGCACTGACGGTTTCCTTGTCTGCCAAGACTGCCGAAATCGCGACGCTTTCGACTGAGCGCGATACGCTGAAGGCGGAAGCCAAGACGACCGGCGAAGCCGCTACCGTCATGATGGCGCAAGTCGGACAGACGCCTCCGATCAAAGATCTTCCCAAGACCGACGCCAAGACCGCCAGCACCAAGCCGCTTAGCGGTTTTGAACGGGTTATGGCGGCTTTTCGCTCAGGGAAAAACTGAACATTAACCTAAACAAACACTACAATGGCTACTCCCACACTGCTTGACATTGCCAAGCTCAACGGAAGTGACGCGGTTGTCGGTCTGATTGAAGAAAATCTTACCTACGCCCCCGAGCTTTCCGTTTTCCCCGCCCGCACGATTGCTGGCACCCAATACAAAACCGTAATCCGCACTTCGCTGCCGTCTACCGGCTTCCGTAATGCTGGCGACGGTTTCGACGCAGGCAAAAGCGAATACAAGAACGTTCTCGTCGAGGCCAAAATCTTCGGCGGTAATCTCCAGGTCGACAAGGCTGTCGCCGCTGCTGAAGAGCGCGGCGCCGAGTACCTGAAGACCGTCGAGGCCATGGGTATGATGCGCTCCGCGCTCATCGGCATTGGCTCTCAGATCTGGTACGGCACCTCCGCTGACGGCAAGGGCTTCCCCGGCATCCAGTCGTTCGTTGATTCGTCCCTGACGATCGATGCGACCGGTTCCACTGCCAATACCGGCTCTTCGGCGTACCTCGTATGCCTTGATCCTCAGAACGTGCAGCTTTGCTTCGGCAATGGCCTGCCCTTCGATCTGAGCGCATGGCGCGAACAGATGGTTGCCGGCGTGAACGGCAAACTCGTCGATTCGTGGGTTGCTTCGATGAACGCATGGGTTGGCCTCCAGCTGGTCAACAAGTACAGCGTTGTCCGCATCAAGAACCTTACCGCGCAGACCGGCAAGGGCTTGACCGACGCGCTTATCGCCCAGGCGCTCGCGGCTCTCCCCGTTGGTTACATCCCGACCAACATCTTCGCCAATCGTCGCAGCCGCTTGCAGCTCCAGCAGAGCCGCAGCGTCACGATCTACACGGACGGCACGAAGGCCCTTACCGGCTCCATCAGCAACACCGCTCCGATCCCGACTGAATCCATGGGCATCCCGCTCGTCGTCACCGACTCGCTCGTTTCGACCGAAGCGATCGCCTAAACCACACACAAGGAGTAAACACAATGAGCACTCTTATTCGTTCTACCATCGACGCGAATCTTGCCGCGTCGAAAGCTCTCCCCGCGGCTGGCGCTGCTGCCAGCTCCGCCTCGTTCAATATCGGTACGTCCGTGCCGGAAACGTTCCAAGCGCAGATCCTCGCACCCGCGACCACCGCGCTCGTGGACACGAAGACGATTACGTACGTCTTTGAGGATTCCGCCGATAACACCACGTTCGCGGCCATCGCTGAACTTGCTTCGCTGGTTCAGACTGGCGCGGGTGGCACTGGTGCCGCCGCTGCGACTCGCACCGTCTACTTCCCGCCCTCCGTTCGCCAGTATGTTCGCGTAACCGCGACCGTACTTGCTGCCGGTGGCGACAGTACCGCGAAGAGCTTCGTGTTCCAGTTACTGTTTTAATCGCAAGCGATGCCCACGCCCGCACAGGAAGCCTTCATGGAAGGGTTTATGTTGCTACTTGACGTTCACGGTCAGCCGTGGACGTTCGGGGCAGCGTCGTTCGCGGGCGTGGCGTCGCCACTCAAACCAGACGATCCACGCATGGACGGCAGCGGAGATCGTCTGTTCGAAGTTCAAGTCGTCACCACG